AACCAAAGCGGACGCACCTAATGTCACTCCGACAACTGCAACTCGCTTTGTTTTCATTAACGCATTCTCCAACCGTCTTATTTTTGGTATCTCTAATCTTCTAATGTCATCGACAAAGTTTTTATATCTTTGATTATTTTCATCAACCAATAATTACACCTCAAACTGTCACATATGCTTCGGTAATGTTCCCTTTTGTGAACGCATACATAATCGTGTTAACTCCGTTTCCGTCATCAGCAGGAGAATCTGGTTGAACTGTCCATTCATAGTTAATCGCACTTGTACTTGGAGCAATAATATGATGGGCATTTACATTGGTAGATGTGTACCAACTGTTCAGCCCTGAAACTGTCTTAACTGTTGAGCCGTTATATTTCAATCGTGCTGTGTATGAGAAGGATATTTGGGCAACTCCACCAAAGTTCTTCTGAGCAGTTAGCATCCATGAAAAGCTGAGAAGATTATTGGCGTTTGTTGCTGTGTATGTCTGAACTCCAGAATTGCTTTGCTTTTCATCTTGTTGGTTATATCCCCAAGCCCCAAAGGTGAAATTCACCAATGTATTTGCAACCTCTGTCTGGGAGATTTGATGCTGATGATTCCCTGCCGCCGCCGTTACTCCTGTTGACCCTAAACTTCTAAGAGATGGAGTCCCTGCCGCTTGGTCTGCGAGGGTTAAATCAATAACGGCAGAACCGTTGTGATATTTCAACGCTGTTCCATTTCTCATCATCTCACCAGCGTTTGTTGGGTCTGCACTCTGGTCGCTCAAAACAACCGTGTTTAATTGTCCGAGAGATACAGCAGACAAAGCACTTGAGCCGTCACCTGCTCCACCGCTGTGAGCGTGTACAGATAAAGCATTTAAGTTGTCTCGGATTTGCTCATTAAGAGAACCCGTGCCAGTTGCTAAAACTATTTCATCTGTTGCCCATGTTTTCGGTGTTGTCCAAGCCATTACAAACTCCAGCCAGCACAATCGGAACAACCAATTTTATGGGCATTCCATTTTGTTATTAAGTCGCTCTGAGAAATTGAATCGTCATCTTTATGGATATCAAATTCCAATTTGCCATTCTCATCAGATGCAATTACCAAATATTCATGTTTGCTAATATCTATTCCTGCAACCTCTGTTGCAAAAACAGTTCCCCTTAAATGAACATTCACCCCATCAACTTGTTCTGTATTCATTAGTGAGTATGGTCTCCTGTTGCCGCTTGCAATGCTCCCGTTCCGAGAGTTCTGATTGATGCTCCCGTTGAGTCCCCTGTAAGACCTAGAACATTCGTGCCGTCATAGAACTCCAAGACCAGAGCATTTCTCTGCATTCCCCCCGCAAGAGTTGGGGCAGTTTCTAAATCTACAAAGGGAAGGTTTGAAGTTGTTAATGTGGGAATCTGTAAACTGGTCGCACCATTACCTTCTGTGCCGTCATGAGAATGCTGGTCAAGATACAAAAAGTTGTCTCGGATATGCGTGTTTAAGTCTGATGCAACTACCATCTCAGGTTTCCAAGTTTTTGGAGATGTCCACGCCATCTAATTCTCCTAATACGCTGGCACAGTTGATGCCCCTATTTTCCCTGTATCTAGTACCCAGAACTGAGAGTAACCACCAGATGCTGGGGATAGCTTATATGTTACCTGATGTTCATAACCGCCTTTTTTTATTGACTGTCTTACAGACTCAATAAAGAAATCAGCGTCAATTCCCAGACCCGCATTATTATCTGCCTCAACAGTAATTCTGTCTGAGATATCCCGTGCCATAATCTGCTGTTGCATTGCGTCAGATTGATTGGCGTTTATCTGCATTGAAAGAATCGGCAAAGGGGAACCGAATATCGAGTTGTAATAATCACACCACAACTGAGCATTCTGGCTTGTTGGAAAAAACTCTGAGTCCGAGGCATATTTCCTTTCACCAAATTTTGCCTGTGAAACAGTATCTATTGAGCGAACCTTAACGGGGTCATTTGACCAGACCGCTGTTCCCCTTGCTTGCATGGTTGTGAGATATGCTCCATACAACGTGTGGGTATTCTTTAAGGTTACAAGCATTCTTGTGGCAGTTTTATCAGAACTGCCAACAGTAATTGTGATTGAAGAAGTTATATCTGTTCCGCTTCCGTTCCATTCAGTATTGGCAACGATATCTGTTGACGCAACAGGAGTTGTCCATTCAGAAACTTCCAGAGCATTTCTTGGTGAACTTGGATTGGGATAAATCGCCTCATAGGTTCTTTCTTCTCCGGGCTGAAGGAACGGGGAATTCTCTCCGTATTCTGGATGAGTCCAAAGAACTGCCAACGCTTGTGTTGAATAAGTTCTTGAAGATGCCTCAACGTGGTTGGTTATCGTGGAGAGCGGGTCTTCTTGATTAAGGGTGGTGTAACTATTCGTTGCACTAGAAGAATCGCTAAAAACAGCCTGTGGAGTATCGTACGGCGATTGTATGCGGGTGTGTCGGTTCTCAAATATTATCTTTCCATCTTTTCCTTCTTTGATGAACCCGCCTTCAGTCTCCTCAATAATCCTCAGAGCATCTAAAGTTTTTGGTCCATCTGTCCAGTATCTTGTGAGAGTTGTTTGTCCTGTCGCTAACTCCCGCAAAGAACTTGACCAGCCAACGTCATCGAGAATAGCTCCAATGACCTCGTCTGTTCTTTTATCAATCTGAGTTTCAAGAGTTGGTCGGAAATCATTCAAGTAACCTAAACTGCCGTATGCAGTTACGGTGCAAGTCTTCACTCCGTGAACTGCTGGAGTCGGAGTTATTCTCTCAAGATATCCTGTCCATGTGACAGTTGGTTCAGCGTCAAAAGAGAACGGAAAAGTGTAAGGAAAGTTCTCTATTACCCCAACTCTCATATCAAGCTGTACGGGGCGAGCAGGAAGCATATTTCCCGCAAGAACTGAAGACGCATTTGACGGGGAATATTTCCCATCGGGATTGCTGATTCTCGCAGTTAGAGTTCCAGAGATTGAATTGCCTGATAATTGGGAGGCATAGTCTCTGCCACGGGTAAAAGAAACCTCAAGGACATCTGAGGTGATATTATCGTATGTTCCTACATAATCACCGTTATTGTCCCAATCTACAAATAGCCTAGTTTCAAGCCTCTGTGTCGGCATCTAGTTCTTCAACCTTTGCTTGCAGTTCTCTTACCTGACGCTCTGCCCTGATTCTCCTGAGTTGCTCATTCGCAACAGGGTTCTCTTTGCAAAGCTGTTCTATGTCTTCTGAAGTAATTCCTTCTTCCATCTAAACGTCTGTTGTCCCTGTTGTCCAATCAATACCTAAATTTTCGTCATTCACCGTCTTGAGCCATGTATACGCCTGACCCCATAATGACTTGTCAGCAGGGAGTAAAACAGAATCTGCGAAATAGGTAGTAATGTCATCAGCAGGAACCATATAAGTAGCTCCCATAATTGGCATCTGTCTCGCCTCATCATTCCCCTTACTTCTCGCAGTAGCGTCTGCATAAGTTTCCCAAGCTACTTGAACATGATGCTGAGTATTTAGTGTGGTAATCCTAACTTCAGCAATTTGAGTATAGGCATTTGCATGAGTAGCTCCGCCTATATTTGCGACTATGCTTTTCTGTATTGCCATATTCTTCTCCTAAAAATATTCAATGTATGAGATAACGTAATTTGACTCAAGGTTCTGTCCGTAGTACCCACCGCTACTACTGGGATTTGAGCCACCCTGCCATATATGAATGGCATCACCCGAATTTAACCATACAGGACCATCATCTTTACTGAGAACTCTGAATCCCGAATTACTGAGCCATGACCCGTCTCCGTCATTTGAACTACTTACTGTTGAATAAAGCAGATATTGAGTTCTTCCTCCATACGGTGTAGATGAATTTTCGTGATGTTGGTGACCCATGTAATAAGACTGGTTATTCATTACAACCTGTTTATCAGCATTTGGGTTTGAGTTTGTAGGAGTTTGCTGGATTTCTGGGTACTGCACATAAAAAGAGTTGTTATTATAACCAGAACCAGTCTGCCATACGTTTGCGTTTAGTGACCTACTGATTCCGCAATACAAATTATTAGTCCAACCGCCTTCCCCGTTTGTAACTCTAATCATTTCAATCTTGTAAGTTCTGCCGTATGGAATAATTAAGGCTTCTGCCCGAAAATACTCATTTGAAGACCAAGCCCCACTTCTATATGGAACGGAGCCAGTTATCGTATTTGGCAACGCATATTCATAATCGTTTAAGTTCAAGCCCATCGGATTCTCCTATGTAATTATTTCAAAATCTGCGACTATCTGGCAGGACTTATTTAACCATTCTGGATATGACTCATCTGCCACAACTTTTGCTTTCACAACATCACCCTCAGTTAAAATCATCGGGCGTTTCATAGCAGGGACAGCGTTACCGCTTTTGGCTCTCAACATTTTGCAGATTGTAGTGGTGGCAATAGTACCTTCTGAGTTAATCACTTTTGCCCCTGATGAATCTAAAATACCTGTTGTCCCTGTCGGCATTCCTTCAATATCAATACTGACATATAATCCTGCAATCTCAGGATTTTCAATGTAGAGATTATTCAGCTTTATTACCTTTCCAGATGGAACTTCAAATAAGGTGGTTTTTGTTCTAGGGGATTGAACATTGATAACTGACCATGTGTTGTTTTGCGATTCACTACCCCCAGCTGATATGTGACCTGTATATCCCGATTCCACCTGTTGCATCACATGTTCTTCGTAAGAGCGTGGATTGATGTAACTCATATGAGCCGCATTGCAGTACCAAGTTGTGCCATTGGAATTAGCGACTGAGCCAATAAGATGGCTGTTAGCATTTCTTAGCTGAACCCTAGACCCATAAATACCCCCAAAACAAACAATTACCATATCGCCAATCTGAGTAGGGATTGGCTCAAAAAATGGTGGATTACGATTCCCTGCCGATTGCGATGTAGTCCACACTGGATAGTTTGCTCGAATATTGGTAAAGGGATTTGTCTGGTCAACATTAGCTAAATATGCACTTGTCACCGTTGAGCCGTACTGAACAGTCCCATAGCTACTGTAATCATAGTTTGCATCTAAGTTCTTTGTTGAAGGGTTCGTTCCTGATGTATGGTTTATTTGAGAGTCTGTCCAATACCACATATCTGACCCTGCCGTATACATCGGAGTCCATTGATGATATGCACCCGAAATCTGCGTTCCTGCTTGGTTATCGTAATCAGCAGAAGAAATTGCCGCTGTATTTCCTTGATAACACCAATGGGCAACCATTAGCGTGTTCTGCAAAGTATAGTCGCCATCCCTTAACTTCCACACTTCTGGAGTTAGAGGTGATGAACGGCTTTTCTGTCCCGCTTGCGTTCCAGAATATTCAGCGTAAACATTCCCCCAGATTAGAGAGACTCCATCCTGTACGATTTCCCAAGCAAGTGTCCCGACATTTAATTCGGTCATTGCCGCAATATTTGGATTCGCCATACTGTTCTCCTAGTTCCTGTTTTTTCCGAAAAATAAATTGACTGCGTATGAAGTCCCAAATCCACCACCGCCACCAGCAGAACTTTTCCATTCTAACTGAGTCCCTGCCGAGTTAACTGTTAGAAGTTGGTCGGCACTTCCTAATGCTAATTTAGCCAAAGTGTCGGCTCCAGACGCATACAGCAAATCGCCTTGTGCATATGTAGATTGTCCTGTGCCTCCATATTCGTCTGCGATTGCTGTTCCCTGCCAGACTCCTGTCCCAATAGTTCCCACAGCCTCAAGAGATGAAGTGACAACGTTTGACGCAAGAACTGTTCCAGTCAAATTATTCGCATCATAGTCTTCACTAGACCACGTTGGAACACCCCCTACAACCTTCAAAACGTGATTTGTAGTGCCAATCCCTAGTCTAGATAGCTGAGTTGCAGATACGGCGTAAATAAGGTCACCAGTAGCTTGAGAATCTAACTCGTGACCATCAATAGCAATATACTCATTTTCTGTTAGTGATGAACCAACACTTTTATGCTTAAATTCGTTTGCCATTATGCTGTACTCAATACTCCTCTAAATGCTCCACGCCTTGCCCCATCTCTTATCGCCATAAAGACTCTGTCCTCAAAGTCATCAAATCCGTAAGTTGGTCCAGAGAACTCCATGTTCATTGCACCGCCAGCACCTTGTTGTGCATTCTGATGGGACATTTTCGTCAGCACCGCCAAAATCTGTTTAAGGATATCGGTATTCTGTCCGCCCTGATATTGGCTTAAAGGAACAACAGCTTCTGGTCCCGCCTCTCCAATTTGGGCAATTGTCGAGCCTGTAACAATTCCACCGTCTTCAAGTTTTGGAATTTCTGGAATATCAAAACCGAAACCTTTACCACCTAAACCCGGAACCCAATCTGGAACATCAAAGCTGACTTTGTTTAAACCTTTAATCAAAATATTAAAGGCTCCAATCCAAAGATTGATATAAAATTTTATGACAGACCAAATACCTTCAAACACACTTGAGATTGTGTTCTTCAAACCTTCCCAGATTTTCTTACTGCCCTCAACGATTGTGTCCCAATTCTTCCATATGAGAATCGCCGCTCCAATTGCTAATGCGATTGCTCCGATTGCTATGAGAACTGGACCCATTGAAATATTAAGTGCCATCATGCCAGCAGAAAGACCAGAAACCGCAGTTGTAATTCCCGGAATTATCATGATGAGAGGACCCGCCATTGTCGCCATGCTTCCAACAGGTTCTAACGCTCCCTTGACCTTGTTCTTCATAATGTCGAACTTATCGGAAGTTGTAAGGGTTTCCTCACCCAATGTTGCCAGCGTTCCTTCTGAGTTCTGCATGACTTCCAACAGGCTGTCAAACTCCATTGCCCCTGAAAGAATCGCATCCTTAAAGCGTATGCCAGCACCAGCCCCAAATGCGTCTTGAGCCAACGCCAGAGATTCGGTGTCTGTTTCAGCATTTTTAATATCATCAATCAACTCAGATAAACCAGCAGACATATCAGTCACACCAGCATCTGTTAATTTCTTCATCGCAGTATTCAATCCGGGCATCATTCTGGAAGTCTCAAGACCCGCCGCTTCCATGTTGGCAAACAACGCTGTGGATTCTTCTAAGTTCAACCCCATCTCTTTTAATTGTGGAGCAAACTTCACAACTGCTGATGAAAGGTCAGAAACGGGAACCCCAACTGCTTGTGATGCAACGGTTAACTTGTCCAGATGTTCTTCAACAGATGTTGCGGGTTCTCCGAAAGCCACAAGAGAATCAGAGACAGATTTAATCGCTCCGCTTGCGTCATCTCCCATAGTTCTTGAGAGATTCAAAAACGCTGTTGTGGCACTTGTTAAATCTTCACCCGTTAATCCGAGTTCAGTATTTAGGTCGGCAATTGCTGTCGCAACTTCCTGAGAATCATTCGGTACATTTGCAAATACTTCATTGAAAGAATCTTTCAAAGCATCTAGGTCTTTTCCTGATGCTCCTGTTCCCGCCCTGATAGTGTTCTCTGCTTCCTTGAACTCATCACCTATCTTGACTGCCGCTGCCGCCAATCCAGTAGCCGCGGCAGAACCAATAGCGATAGGTTTGGCAAGATTCTTTATCTTGCCCCCAAGACCGCCAATATCCTTCTCGGCGTTCCGAGTATTTGCGTCTACTTCAATTGTGACCGTATTAGCCATTTGATTCTTCTATTCTTCCCTTATTTACAATATCCAACATCCTTAACAGACCAACATCTTCAGCAAATACTTCTGACGGTAATTTTCCATATTTCTCGCAGATTGAATCTATCAATTCTGCCTCAATCAACCCTTTGGGTTTCTCAATCAAATTACCGTCACGGTCTGTTCCACCTCCGACAGCTTTCCATCGGAGAATATCTGCCTCTAAACTTTTCCCGAAGTTGTTGCCTGTTCTGCCCATGCTCCGATAATTGCCATGCAAAAAGCAGGAGGCAAAGTCATAAAGCCTTCTCCCGTTGCGGGGATAAGCTCACCGTCTTCCTCTATGTTCCAACTTGTTAAAACCGTATCCCCAAACATGGTGAAACATTCTGCAAGTTCTTCAGCAGAGGCTCCATCGTTTATTCCTTGAAACTTCAAGAAAGTTTGAACATTAACATCCAGCTTGGTAACAAGTTCAACTCCGTAATACTCGCTTGTCTCAGGGAAGATTATGCGAGCATCACGGCGTTCAATAGAAAAGGTTTTTTTCTTAGCTACTACCATCAGGGAACTGTATCAAACGTTGGGTCTGTACCGTTCTGTAAAACAAGCCCAGCGGTTACAGTCATATTCCCGTCTGCTCCCTGTGAAATGTCGTAATTTGTTACGACCATTTCTGCTTGCAGTCGAGGATTCCCTGTTGTGTCTCCCCCGATTCTGATATCAACAGTTCTGACCCCAGAAGTTGTACCAAAGACTGCGTGCCACTTATTCGCCGCCGCATCAAAAATACCGCTCAATGTGACCGTTAAATCTTTCAGTCCAACCAGCTTTTCCATAGCGGATTTGCTAATGGTTGTGACATCAATAGTATTCTGGGCAATACCAATGTCATAGTTGGTTATATCGTCACTGATGTCTCTAGCTGTTCCAGCAGAGTCATCAACCTGAATAACCGTTCCTATACCCGTCTGTTTAGCCATTATGACCTCCTAGTCTCTGACTATTGCACATGCTATTTTTGCGTCTGTGAAAGTTCCAGAGGTTGTGACACGCACATACCTTCTGATAGTTCCCGAAATTGTTACCCGCTCTGACGTTGAGCCAGATGCAGATGTAAAGGATACCAAGTCTGCCCAAGTTGAATCATTTGCAGAATCTTCAATCTTTACATCTACTGTCCCACTACCAAGAGAAAAGACTTGCAACATTGCAGAGCCTCCACTTGCTGTTGAGGAAGTATTGTCCAAAGAATCATTTGATGACGCAGAGGAAAATGTATCGTCATGGGCTGTCAGCATTTTCCCCATCATTGGGGAGACAGCATTTATTGTGTAATTCACAGAAACAGTTAAAGGAGAACCAGTTGCTCCTGATGTCGTGTAATCCGATTGCTTTGCAACGAATCCCGCACAAGCAGAACCAATACTTGAACCAAAGGGGATTAGAACCTCTTGGTCAACTTCTGGCAATGTTCCTGAGTTCGCTGTTGCGACTGCTGAAATATGGGTTGATGCGGCATCAAAAAAAGCATTCACGCCAACAGTTGCATCTGTTCTTCCTGTTATGCGTTTGACCGCTGGTGAGTCCAGAGTTGTAACGTCATAATTTTCTAGGGTTTCCGAAATGCTAAACCCGTTTGCGTCACCGCTTAAATCATTACCTTCAACATAAAGGCGAGAATTTAATCCTGTCTGTTTTGCCATACTGTTCTCCTACGGTGCAATTGGTACTTCTCCAAGAATTTCTACATTAAAAGGAACATCCAATGTTCTATATGCGACTCCACCAATATCTGTGTACCCCGTGGCTATTGCCCCAACACTTGAATCATTAACATTATTGTCCAATGTCGCATCGCCTCTCAACGCTGTATCAATATTGACTGCGGCATCCCATAAATCCAGTTCAATATTTTCTCGTACACTCGAGGAAACTTGCATACGAAAGTATGAGCGAATCATGAACGTTGTCATGGTGGACATATCATTTAATGTCGCCTGTGTAGATACTCGATTTGTTATCCAGAAGGCGCATAGCGGAGTTCCGCTGACGGATAAGGGTTCTCCCCTTAGAACAGCAGTAAATGTCGGGTCTGTGACTCCCGACAATAAAGTGTCTATCCTGTCCAATGCTCCTGACCTACTCATTCAAATTCCTCATGTAAAGCCTGTTCAAACAATTCATCAATTTCAGGTGAACCTCTTCTCAGCCAATCCTCTACATTTTTGAACATCCCATATCCCTTGAATACGCTCCTTTGGTTCAAGGAAGAAATACCTTCAACCCAGCCAGCGTAAACAATATTGCTTCCGTACCTAGCCTCACCAGCGTCAATCTGTGCGTGCAAACTTTTTACAAGATTTCCACCTACATGATTTCGTAGGTTTGCTGTCACTCTTCCATGATTCGGATACAGCTGTTCTTTGACTTTATTAGCTCCCATAACTGCTATGTCAGTTAAGGCTCTATCTGCCGCCTTCTGGAGACTGTTAACGGGGTCTAAAAAGAGCGGACCCGAATATCTAAATTCAATATTTGGCTGAGGCATTAAAAGTACACCTCAGAATATGCAGTTATATTGCGGAACTCATCTAGCGTTGCGAGAACAGAGGAGGCATCAGCATCAGAACGTGTGATGCCTTCAGCACCACTTCCGATGGTGAGGGTATTGCCCATATCTCTATCCCTGAAAAATACTTTTGCCAAATCTAGGCAAGCCTGAACAACAACTGGAGAATATTCATATCCGTAAACAGATGTCCCCGCATCATGAGTGGATGCGGTTGTTCCATTAACTCCCCGCTCCACAGTTAATGTATTAGATGAAATATTGGTTATATACATCTGCTCAGTTCCCACCAGTATTGTCTGAGCAATACTGAGTTCAGATGCGTCATTAACTCCCCATGATATTTCGGAATCTGTCGTGATTGCTCCCGTGGTTGTTTTCTCAGCAGTTAAATCATTTGCGTATCCCCAGACTCCCTCAACCGCAAGAGTTCCCTGCCCTGAATGAAAGGATTTCGCTGTGTCTTCATTTAACTTCAAACGTGTCTTGGGATTAGTGTTATATGGCTCCAGCCAATAGTCCTCGTTATAACCCTCCGTAAGCGTCTCATTAGACGTTCTTTCTGTCTGCTTGTATGAAGTTACTGATGTAATAGAAACAAGCCACGAATCAAGCGGAATCGCATTTATAAAAAAGTCTTGTCCACCGAGTTGTGAGTCATCTGTGGATGGCGTTAAAAGTTGCGGGGTGTTTCTTAAAGAACCAGAGCCAATATCAAAGTAATGCGTTTCAGTTCGTGGACCAAAACTTTGCATCCCGACATAGTTATCTATTCGGGTTGATGCTGACTCGATAATTCTTCGGAGAATTCCCGTGTCACTTGTCCAGCCTGAGGAGTAGGCTGTGCCAGCAAGATAATCTCTTAGTTCATCAATACTGGCGTATGAGTGACGGGTCGCCATTATTTATTCTCCTCTGTTGTAGCCTTCTTTGTTGTCTTGGTCGCACTCTTTTTGAAATACTCCGATTTGTTGGCGTATTCCGCTGGAATGTCGTATTTCTCACCCGCTACAAATGACTGCTTGATAGCAGAAAATGTAACGTCTTTGATGCAAGTAACTTTCATATCAACCTCTACTTTATGAGAGGGAGGGCGAACCCTCCCCCTCAATGCTTACCTAACTAGGCATTTTTCATTATTTTGAAAGCCGCTGTTAGACCAACCTGACCATCGCCTCTTCTGGAAGCAAAAAATCCTATTTGGTCTGATTCCATGTACAACGAATCGTTGCGCCTTATTGAGTAGCCAACCCTATCAAAAATAATATATTGCTTGAAGTCACCGAACACGGCAATCTCGTTGCCCGTAGCCAACGTTGTTGCGAGTCCGTTACCACTAGCATCTGAGTGAGTCACACCCTTGCCGAGCAAGAAATCTGCGGGTGCAGAGTTCAGGTCAGAAATGGCGTGGATACCAGCGGCAGTTGCGCCAATTGCATTTATCTCGTTAGAGATTAGTGAAGGCATTACCCAACTTGCGTTGGCTCTGTGCTGTGCCTCAAGTGTGTAGTAGATACCGAGAACGTCAGCAACGGTTACTGCCGCCGCTCCCGCCATCGTGTAATCTGCTGCCGCACTCTGCAAGATTCCAGCATAGTTTGTGGTGTTGTCTCCGTTAAGGATTCCAACATCTTCAAACCTTCCGCTAGCCTCTTGGAATATCTGCGTTAACAGGGCGGGCAAGTTAATGGCAGAATCATCCAGAAGTTCTCGTGTGACCTTTACAAGTCCACCAGATTTTTCAAGAGCAAACTGCACCTGTCCAACAGTCGGGGTCTGGTCGCTGTAAGATGCTTCCTCTGCGATTGCTGCCCAGCTTGCTGACCCCATAGTTGGAACGTATCCATCTTTGGAGGAAACCCGAACTACATTACAGAGATTTCGCAAAGCTCCACCGGGAACTCCGGGGTCGTGAATAGTGTTTCCAAGGAAGGCTTCAGGTACAAAATAGCCGCCTTCATTGTCGGTCGATTCCTCCATGGCTTTCTTTTCATCTGGAGTAGCCGACATTTGGAACGCCTGTTCGCTAGAAGAACTCATCCATTTAATGAACGCATCTTTGCCAACTTTGGCTTCCTCTTTAAGGTTGTCTCCCATCTGCTCCTGCACCCACATTGGCTGTGCTTGAGGTGGCAGTCCCTTTACATATGTGGCGGGCTTATAGTCAGCCCTTGTCTTGGCTCCCTTATCGGCAGAGTCGTACTTGGCGACATCCTGCGATGCGACAGGGACTGTTTGGTAGCTTTGTTCAAAGTCAGACGTTAACGCCTTCATCTTTGCGTTGGCGGCATCCATCTCATCGGCTTTAGCCATAGTGACTTGAGCCTCTTTCACAATGCTTTCAAACGTTTCTAGATTTCCAGAGTCCAGAGCCTCTTGAGCAGATTTTAGGCTTGCTCCTGCCTGTTCTCTCATCTCACGGGTATTCACCGTTAGACCTCCTGAGTATTTATCTTGTTTCTAATCATCAAATTTAGGAGTGATAATTGACGCTCGGCATTTGCAAGTAATTCTTCTGCATCGTCATCGGAGAATGTTTCCTCGGTGTCGTGTTCGGCATCCTCAGGATTTTCTTCAACGGCGAGTACCTCTTCCTCACTTTCATCTGTGGAATCTTCAATATCATCTAGAGCAGAGATTATTGCCTCTGCTTCATCCTCTGTAATATCCTCCAAATCAACCTTCCAGAAGTCCGTATTTGCTGTTCTTACTCGTGACCAGACTCTCGACCCGTCACGCAGTTCTGGAGGCGTTTTTCCAGCATCTTTAATATGCTTGGCTAAATGTTTATAAACCATCTCCCTGTCAGCCTTCGGAATATCACTACCTCCCCGACCTCCATTCAGCACTCCGATAGCTCCAGAGCAAGCACGAATGTTTGCCGCTCCGACTATCCCATCCTCTACATGATGATGGATAAATTTATAGGAAGATTTTGCATCTGGTTTCCCATCTGGATTAACCCATGCTGACGCACCTCTTAACCCTTCTGCTCCAGATGTAATTCCCCGCCTTGAATCAGAACCTTTCCACGGACCCGATGTAGTTTCGGTGGAGTGGGTTTTGATTGGCTTGTTAGCTTTTTCAGCCTTGGCAGAAATGGTAGATGTATCAGGAGATGCTCCCCTGACAACCATGCTTGTTTCCACCCAATCCAAATCAGCAATGACACGGGTGGAGTTCTTTCCTCTACCCACCTGAGAAACCGAACCATCAGGGATGTTAAATCCTACTGACCATTCTCGGACAAAATCACCGCTGACATTACTGAAAGCATCTCGCCCGTCTTCAGTATCCATATTGAACTGCATCGTGGCGTGTAACTTGTAAGAACCATCCCCTGCGTCAACTGATTCTGCTTCCAGAACTTTTCCAACAACTAGATGCTGGTCATGCCCTGTTAAAACAGGAATGGGAAGATTCGATTGAATTGATTTATCAAAGGCAGTCGGCTCAATAATATCGCCGTCTTTGTCTTTAACTCCCATGGTGTTAACAAACGCCTCTACTACACCCTGCGAGGAGTCAACATTTTTTATTTCAATCAAACTTGTTTTTTGGTTCATACTCTTACCTCTGGCTGATAGTTTCTTGGCATTGGCTCCCAGTTGAGAGTACCGTTTGGGTGGTCTTCAATTAGGGCAGCATCTTCCGCTCTGTAAATTTGCCCGTGACGTTCTGCGCAAGTTCTGCCGTATGGGTCGCCATCAGGGACGTAATTATCATTGGGGTCGCCATCTACATCGTCTGCTCTCATGTAATTAAAGCCCTGTGCTTTATAGTGAGACAAAGAGGAAAGATTCTGAGTCCTCATAACTTCAGTTCGGGCAATAGTTCTTGCCCTGTTAAGAGTTTCATTGGCAACACTACGAATGCCGGGGAATTTCTCGTCAGGAACTCCCCGTGCAAGTTGCTCAATTGAATACCCACGCTCCAATGCGACATTGATGGCTTTCTGAAAGACCTTCCTTGTTGTTGAATGAATCATGCTTGCCCGTGCGGGAGCCTCACTTGTTACAGCTACAACTGAAGGTAGATTCTCTGCCCATGTTAGAACTCCTGCAATACCCGAATCATTTATGTGTCCATATGTTGTTCGTGTTACTGCCAAGAAATTTTTGAACAGAGCCTCTGTCAGTTCATTTTCGGCATCATCAGGAATTAAAGATGTCACGCCAAATGGGAACGCCTTTTCGACATCAACAATTGACCTTTCCATCTGTCTTCCAAGAGTCCCATCAACCCTGCTTTTTATCTTCCTGAAATATCGCTGTATATCACGTTCAAATTTCTCAGTTAACTTAACCCTTTCTTCAAGTAAAGACTTGCGCAGTTTTGCCGCTCTAGGCGCAACTCTCGGAGCTTTCAATTCCATTATCCTGTCTGATAGTTCTTCCTCCTCCTCTGCCTCTGGTAATGCTGGAGTTGAAGGTTCTGGTAATGCTGGTGCATCCATTGCCTCAATAACGCTGGTGGGAATCCTCCGAACATCTCCCTCATCTATCGCATCCGCACCTACATATGCACGGGCTTCATTCAACGTGATAATTCCCGCCTGAAATAATTGCGTTGCTCTTGATGATTGGGAGTCCGAGTCATCTAGGAATGACCGCATATCGGACATATCCGCATATATTGAACCCTCGTCTGGAAACTCATATTCCAGACAGTTATTAAGAAATCTCATTACCCTTCTGATTAAGGGTTCTAAAGTCTCAGAGTGAAATGAGAATCGTGCTTCCCGATAGTTGGCAAATGTAGAACGTGCGAGACCGACATTTGCCGATATGAGAATTGGGGGAACCCCGAACACCGCACATATCCGAGATTCCGTCATATAGTGTAAATCAGTTAACGCCATATCCTTTGGGGAAGATGCCATCTGCTGGTATTCTGCGTCATCATCGAGAACGGCAACCTTGTGCATATTCTGAGTGCCGCCAAATGTGCTTCTCCATCTTGCTCTGATTCGATTGGCTTCATCCTGAGATGTCAGCCGTCTTTTAATCTTTAACAATCCAGAGGGAACGCCAGAGTTCTGGAAATACATCTTGGCGAAATCACCCATGTTCAAGTCAAGGTTTACTGTCCTTGCGAGAACGTGCAAAGGAGAGAGTCCGTAAACATCTCCCTGCGGGTTTGGTAACGCAAGATGCGCTACATCTTCTTGAGGTAATGCGTATTCCCTTCCGTCAATCTCATAGACATAAGAATTGTACCCACGCTCCTCAGGAATAATGCTCATCCTATCGGGGCGTAATAACCACAATTTAATAACCTGATTTGTTCGGTCACGTTCCTTCAGAATATAAACATTCCCAGAAACTTGTAAGAAAGTTATAAGCCTCTCCAAAAAGGAATATGTATCCTCGTTGTGATTCGGCTGTAATAAAAGATTTGAAAGGGGACTATCTGATATTTCCTCAATACCACTTTCGGGAGATTGCATCCCTATGTAATATCTCGGAGACGCCACGCCGTCTGCAAGTTCTCTTATGCAGGCATGAACAATCTCATTCTTGCCGTATCCCCATTTAGCGAAATTGGAATAATTATCCTCTGGGTAGTTTACTTGGGAGGGGTCGTTGACCAGAGGTACGGCTTGAGCGATATCGCTGTCAGTAGCTTTACGGAAGAAATCAAATATTGCCATAGTCCCCCATGCCTTTTTGGGTACATGGCGAGACCACTTTGTTTATCTAAAATACAGCAGACGAAAATTACAGTCAATATTAAATTGCGATTTATATTTGCAAAACGTATCTATACTCTTCCTGCCACTATAAAATCGCAAATAGAGGAGCGTACAGAGCCATAATTAGCTGATTCTGCTCAATTCCTTACGTTTCATTACGTGTTTTGCACCTACCGCACACAATAACAGTTCCCTTCCCCGCCTTCTCTGCAAGTAGTTTTCCACAGTCGGAACATCTCAGTTCTTTGTGTTCTGTCACCATACGCCATCTCCCGCAACATTTCGCTGTCCGTGAACTGCGAGTGCTAATGCCATCACGCAGTCATCATGAAGACCATCGGGAGCAGAATACTTCACACCAGTTCTGGTGTACTCATAAGCAAAGGCATCTAACTCATTGACGATTTCTCCATCAGGGTAATGAATCGCCTCTGTTTGAATCGCTAAGGAAAGACCTTCCATCAATTTTTGTTTAGAGGAAGATGAAAAATTAAATCCTTGGATATTTGGTAAGTCCCTTTGAAGTCTTTCAACAATCGGGTCACCCACTCCTGTTGAGTCAACAATAGCCGACAGAAATCCTATTCTCTGTGACAGTATTTGAACTGTTTCCTCCCACGGTGCTTGGAATCTATCGAATGAACAAACAAACCCGTTCTCATCGAGTCCTATGGCTACCGTATAGTCAACAGATTTGGCGAGGTCAACACCGAATAATACAGGAGGTCGATTTGACATTGGAGCGATGCACTCAACGATAGCTTGTTGCCCGAAAGGATTGCCCCCATCATCGGATGGCTCAGCAAGGTAAAGTTCCTTAAATACATTGGCTGGCAACATAGATTGCGCTTGCTCGATTTCACTCCGCTCAATAACTCCTGCATCTGCCGCATCATATGCAGTTAACTTGGCATAATGCCAACCATCTTCCCCTCCCTCTGCTCGCCGTGCGAGAACATATGCCCAATTCTTTCTTCCCTTCACGTTCCCAATGATTCTGATTGGTCCTCTGGTTGCCGTCATAGTTGAACGAATAGCGTGCCACGATTCTTCCCGCAATCTGGTCGCCTCATCTATCACGCAAGCATAAACATCCTCACCGTATAAGTTGTCTGGTTTCTCCCCAGACTTAAATGCGATAGTTGCACCATTTATCAACTTGACAGTTAACTCGGATTCATTAGATGTATAGAGTTCATTGGAAAGCCCTCTCCGTATTCTCCGAAAAGCTATGCGGGCTTGCGGATAAACAGGAGCAAGCCACCAGTAGGCATGACCCTCTGCTCCTCTGAATGCTTGCTCGATTAACCACGAAAGGCAAGCAACAGTTTTTCCGCTCTTTGTAGCCCCTTCAATAACGGCGTATCTTTTAGGACTGAATATTGCCTCTTCCTGCTTCAAGTACAGTTTCGGTCTTTGGTAGGTTATCGTTGTCATTAGCACTCTCAATTACAAAGGTTACGGGAGCATCATTTGATATGAAACTATTTTGTTGAACTTGAATCATTGCCTTATCTGGAATCACTCCATGAATCTGGCTAATCTTGTCCATAACTTTTAAGACGATATTGGTTGCATCTATATCTCGGTTCATCGCCTGTCCCCACCACCTTAGGAGCAGTTGGTTATATCGCTCCATTTGCATACCCCTAACTTGGTCTGCCATTCCAACATGTTCTTTTGCTAACTCTCCTAATACTCGGTGAACATCTTTTTGTACCTGTCCAACTGATATGCCTTCCTGCTCTGCGAGTTGCCGAACAGAGGCTCCCGCTACCTTTCCTTGAAGGATTCGGTATCGCCTTTCCTGTCGTGCGATTTCTGCTCCGTTTTGTTTTGGCATTATCCGTATGACAATCTGGTTGGAGGTTCTGGTGGCTGAATGGTAAAAGTAGGGTCTCCCATTTTAGGGAATTGCATCCTGAGAAGTGGGAGAAATCGCTTGGCGAATATGTCGAGATATTCCTCAAGTGTCGCCCCTACTCCTTCTGCCGCACAAACTGTACAGCCGAACGTATTCAGGAAGGACTCAAAAGCTCCTTCAACCATCTCCCTTTCAAACTTGCCACCATTTACTTTTAACGCTACAACAAATGACGAATGAACTGAGCAGTCTTCCGTTTGAATTACAACATCTGCACTCTTCATTTGCTTGCCATCCATCCTCGGAAGTTTCCCCAAGCCCATATGGTCTCAACATTTCGGAATCCCGCATCCCGTAACAACTGCTCATTAGCTGACGCAGTTAACGGTACAAGAACGCCCTCAAGTGCTAGGCGTTTCCTCTGAATGTCTTCCTCTGAATATCCATGCTCCGCCTTCATCTCATAGTAGGCAGAAACATATCTTTCATCTGACACCAGATTAGCTCCCGTTATCTTTTCCACCAAAAAGAATGTTCCCGCTCCGTGGAGGCTTTCATAAATGTGGGTTAATAATCGGGGGCGGTGTTCTGTTGGAACAAACATCAAGGTTAAAATGCTAGTGACTATGGAGACTGAATCTGGCTCACCGCCAATTCCTTCTCTCAAATCATGTTCGTGAATCGTGACGTCATCTCTGCTGGCAAACCTTTCCCTTGACGCCCTTACCATTGGCTCTGATATTTCAAGCCCGTATACGTCCAGAGAGGCTTGCGTAGAGTTATCATTGCGTTGCACGATTCTTTCAATAGTTTCACCACGGGATGAACCGATATCCAGAATAGTTAACGGCTTACTACCATCACCACTATCCTCCATAATACATTGAGAGATTAGCCGATTTGTTATATCTCGCATTCCCTCATAGTTCGGAATTGAACGCCCCAGCATATCGTCAAATACTCTGGTGACCTCCTCATCAAATGCCCATGTTTCAGGAGCATATCCTGTATCTGTATCAACCATCTAAAACCTCCTTTGCAATTGTGGATGCGATTTCTTTCATCATTAGCGGTGGGACACTCCTTCCGAGTCGTTCCCATTGTTGTTGAAATGTTCCCGTCAATTTGAAGTCAGCAGGAAATGATTGAACCAACTTTAATTCCTCAATTGTGTACTTCCTAAATTCAACAGGATGTACTACTGCTGCCGCTCCAAGATTACCGCCTTGAGCGGTAATAGTCGGAGAGGGTTTATCAAGATGGGGGCGAGATAAATTGTAATACTTGTTGGACTTCTCTCCCTGCTTCAGATTCTTCCATTCCTTGGCAATTGCATACTCATGGAAATCAACCTCCAGCATACCGACTCCCCCCATCTGGGCAGTCTCTGTAATTGTTGCTCCACTTGCAACAACTGTCGGAGGTGTTCGCTCTGAGTTTCGCCACATATCTTTTCTGACCATTACTTTTCTGGCATAAGGGAGAATATCTTTCAAGGCATAACAATACTTGAAGGGCTTTGGGAATACTGGTTTCTTGCCAAGGTCTTTCCGTACACCTTGAAAGAAAATTCTCTCCCTTGACTGTGGCACTCCAAGCCATTGAGCATTAAGTAAAGCAGATGACACCTCATATCCGCAATCTTGTAACGCCTTAAAGATTTCCTTGAAGTAGCCTTTTGCTCTCCCTCTAATTAGCCCTGAAACATTCTCGGCAATAAATACCTTTGGCTGAATCTCTTTTACCAATCGGGCAAACTCATAAAACAAATCATCAACCCGTTGCTCGGTGTCAGAATACTTGACGACCTGACCCCATTTCTTATCACGCTTTCCGCTCATGGAAAAAGATGCGCAAGGGGGAGAACCTTCAAGCAAGTCAATACTGCCCGCCTCAACGCCGATAGAGGACAGTATATCCTCGCCGCTAACTTGTCGTATGTCCCTTTCATCAAGTGGTGTGTTCTGGTGATTCAGTCGGTACACCTCAGATGCCGCTGGAACAAATTCTGATGCCCAGCGGACCCGATATCCCGCCATCTTCAAACCAAGTGATGAACCACCCGCCCCGCTGAAGGTCGATATGGCATTCCATTGTGGCTCAATCTCACTAATGTCCTTCATGGAAGGAATCACATATGGTGGCTTGCTCATATCACCCCCACTCATAGCCACATTTGGGACATTCATTAGTTGTCTCAATATCCTCATCAAACATCTCAAAGGAATCAGGGGCTTCAGGGATTTCCTGTCGGTCAATTATTTTTGTCAATAAATCTGATAGGTCTTCAGAAAATTCTGAGCCAGCAATAAGATTCTCCAAGATGTCAGAATCAGCCTCTGCCATTGAGGAGATAGGGTCGAGAGTTGCCAAAACTTTGTCGGCTTCCTCGTCATTCAGGTCGACAATGACAACTGGTATTTCGGTATCCTTGGCAACCTCTGCCCTAAGATGCCCATCAATTAGCATTAACCCGTCAGCCGTTTCCCGTGCGATTGCCACATCAGCAAATCCAATATCTGCCAGAACTGAACGGAGGGCATTCTCTTGAGAGGCAGGATGCAGTCTCCAGTTCTTAGGATTGGGCATTAACTCCGATGCGGGAACTCGGCGTAATTCTTTAATCCTGTCACGAATCTGCATATGTTTACCTCTTATATGTTCATGCCTTGCTGATGGTCACTTCAATACGGTTATCAGTACGGTGAGCGACCTTATTTGCTGTCATACTGTACGACTCGATATGTCGGGGAGAATCATCCTGAATAATGCCCGTATCAATGAAGGCATCTATGGCAGGGGCAACAGCAGATGCCAGCCCGTCATAATCCAAGCCTGTGTTGGCGTAATCCTGATGCACTTTGATGTGGGCTTTCTTCCAAGGAAATTCTTCCTCTGAATAGGACAATTCTGACAGCTTACAACGTATCAAAAAAATCGTGTCATCCCGCATAGCTTTTGTTGCCGTCTGTTGTGTTCTCCAATGAGTTCTGCGTCTGCCATTCTTAGTGAGACAAGACGGGGGATGCGGAATGTCAATCGAAATAATCATTCCCACATCATACACTATGCGTCTTTTTGTATTAAATAATTAAAATATACCCCCTCTCTCTTTAGAGAGAGAAGGGGGTATTTATATTTGAATCTCATAATGTCATATCTATAACTGCCCTTCAAAACCCTTGAAACCGCTGATTTGCCGTAAATTCGGGGAATTAGCAAAAAAATAGCCCGATTATAGCCAAAAAACCCTTCCAATCTATATATAAACAAGATATTGTTCTCATGTCGGAACACTAAAAACCGACACAAACCCAAGGGACGACCGACTTAAGAGAGGCGAGCCCGAACTCAGTAAAACAACCGCGTCACAAACGCAGAGCTGGAAACCAGAATTGAAGAGTACAGCCGAGCAAGTAGAGTACAGGGGCGACAACGGTAGCGAATCCGAAAGGGCTAGCGAGTTCAGAGATGAACGATGGGGGCTGAGTCAAAACGAACGTGATGAGCGTTCATCTAAATTAAAACATTGAAAGCCGTTACTCATTAGAAAAGTTTACACGAAAGGTAACGGCTAACCGCTAAGTTGGCAACTGACGGTCTGAGGATAAAGCCAGAAACACGAAAGCCTATAGGAGGGCAAGAACATGGGAACAGTATTTAATCACAACCGAACATACGGAGTTGAGCTTGAGGTCAACACAAGCTATGGAGCCAACACTTTGGCAGACGCAATCAACGCCGAGTTCACCGCCAGAGGGATTTCCGCTCAATGTCAGGTGCAGAGTTACAATCACCGAGCATCAAGCAGTTGGAAAATCGTTTCCGATGCGACAGTTAGAGGGTGGGAAGTAGTAAGCCCGATTCTCAAGGGGCTTGAGGGTAAGGAAGAGATTGACGCAGTATGCGCCGCTCTCAGAAGTCTTAACGTCACAACTGGCGTACAGACAGGGATGCACGTTCACCACGATGCCAGAGGATTAACCGCCAAACAGATTGGTGGAACGTTCGGAGCATACGCCGCTTTCCAGACACTCCTCAACTACGGAGTTTCACGCAGTCGCAGAGGCAGGGAACAGGGTGGATACAACACCATCGCCAACTGGAACAGAATCACCTCTAACGGCTCTGATAACTACAACCGAAATTACACATACGGCATCACCGCTGATACAACATTCCGAGGTCCTAGAGCAGACAACGCCAGCGCATTCATCTCCTCTATAAACAGGAAAATTGGAATGGCTAGGGAGTGTTCAATCAGCATCGGTTCTTCCCTCTCACGCCACGGGACAATCGAGTTCCGACAGCATCAGGGAACAACCAACGCTACCAAAGTTTGGACATGGGTTTTAATCACTCAGTCCATCATCGAGCGACAGGTTCAAAATCGGGTTTCTTTCCCCAAGCCCGTATATGTAGAGATTGCCAATGGCAAGTCCGTTGCCAAAGGCGATTTCATACGGTTCAAGAGATTCATCGCAATCTCCCCTCGGTACAACGGTGGAGACACCGCTACCACCGAGCCTTATGTTTGGGCATTCAAGCAACTCTATAAGAACATCAAAAAGTTCGCCCGACAAGACGGGATAACCGATACCAAGGATATCGGTAAGAACCAAAGCAATCACAACTACGTCAGACCGTAGATGTCGAAACTCTCCCATCGCTGGGAGAGTCCGAGGTTGAGTGGCTCTCACCTCGCTGATGAGACAAGCCAGAACAATTACCTTTAAGGAGGGTACAGAAATGGAAGTATTTATGGAAGATTGGAACGCCGCTGAAAAGGAAGTACAGAATGCTTGCTTTGGTGAGTTATCTGCACGCATGAAAGCATACGACCCAAAGAACGGTTGGAATGCAACTGGTCGGTTCTTTATTGACCACGGTTTTGTAGGAAATGAAATTGCCATGATTTCTGGCGGTGAACACGTTGGCTGGACAGTCATCTCCCATCGAAATTTAGATTGGACAGAAACCTACTGCGATTATCTTGAAGACGCCATCCAAGACGTTTTAGATGGCTACAACGCAATGCCACAAGGAGGCAATTAAATGGGAAAGATAAAAGAGTTACAAATCTATAAAACACAATGCTGTGGATGTATGAGAAGCATCTGTTGTGGAGCAGATGAACACCCCGATGTTGAAGGGTTCTGTTTCGGGTGTAATGAAGCCACGACATTTGAAAAGTTCTGCCCTGAGTGCGATGGCACAAACCTCAACGAGGACAGCACTAAATGTTTCGATTGCCAATCCGAATAATCGAAAGGCTCCCGACCACGGGAGTCTCTGCGAGGATTGCCCACCTCGTACTGATGAGATAGGGCGAATATAAAGGAGGCACGATATGTGCGGAATAGGAAGTTTGGTTCTAGGAAAAAAAGAGCGGAGCGGAAAGGAACTCGCAAGAGTGAGGAATGACTTCTCCAATCTTATGGTAGCGACCCAAGTGAGAGGCAGACACGCCACGGGAGCATTCGTTGTTAACCCAGATGGCATCAGTTTCCACAAGTCGGATTTACCAGCAGACAAAATGGTGAAGACTGCTGGCTGGCAGAACCTAATGAAAACAATCACCAATGAGACAGTAGCGGTTGTAGGTCATGTGAGATACGCCACTCACGGGTCGCCTTCAGACAACTCCAATAATCACCCGATAAAACAAGGAAACATTATCGGGGTACATAACGGAGTTCTGATGAATGACTGCGAACTCTGCGAGAAATATCCTTATGACGAGGAAGTTGATTCAGCGGCAATATTTTCCATGCTGAATATCAAGTCCGAAAAGAAAAGGTTGAACACCTCGATTATCGGAGATGCACTTCCTGAGTTGGAGGGAGATTTCGCCATCATAACTGCTGACACACGCAGACTCGATTCCATATTTGTCGCAAGGGATGGGAGTCGCCCGATGGTTTATATAAAAGATGTCAAGAATCACTTGATTTGGCTTTCCTCTACTGGCGACATTCTGAGGAGCGGTCTAGGGGTGAAAACTCTCAAGCCCGTAATGCTTCCCGCATACAGCGTGGCAAGACTTGGCAGAAATCACGCTAGTCCCAAAACCCCAATCAAAGTTACCCATTGGTACTACCCTCCAAGGTTCATAGAGATTCCGAAAGAGGACACGTCAGAGTACCAAGCGCAAGGAGAGTTCTCAACCTTCAAGCTATGGGATAGCGAGGAAGACGGAACAGCGAGATAAATAGGAAGGGGAGGGTGAATACCCCTCCCCCAACTATAAAACGGAAATACAGCCTTATAGGAGGGCAAGACAATGAGTTCAACATTTACATATATGCCGTATCACCAGAGCCGAAAAGATTTACGCAGAGGGCTTTGTACAGGGTGCGGCAATAAATACTTAATCATTAAAAATGGAGCTGGTGGGGTTTTTCTAAAGTCAAGAAGAATCAGGGTCGCTAATGTTTATTACTCATACTGGTACAGAGAGAACACGGAGGGAACTCTTCAACAGATTTTTTATTCACCATGCTGTAAGTCCCCGATGGCTAGAACCCGCATAAGTGTCGGTGATGTTTTTAGGGTCATAGAATGAAGATAAAAATCAATCATCTGAATCCCTATCGTGATAACTTTGGAACACGTTGGAAAGTTTTTGATTTTAGGGGCTTTACAAGATTAGTAGTCTGGACATATTTCTAGGGGTTAGGCTCAGAGCGGCAGGGGTTGGTCAAAACCTGGGTGGTGAAAATTCGCCACAATCGACCAGCCCCTGCGTCCCACGCCATGCGATTGTCTGAGCAATCGTAAATCTAATAAAGGAGGTAAAAAACTATGTGGAAAACGGTGCGTTCAACATCTACTACACAGGCACAGATAGTACGGCAGAAAGCCCAGAACTTGGATTGGGATGGAGATGGGTTTGCTGTTGTCGTTGTAGACGGATTTACAACTATGCTTTTCTGGTCTGTAAAAGAGTTGTCGAAAAAGAAAAAGAAAAAAGCAAACAGAGACAATGAGTCCCGTGTTAAAGAAATCTCAAAAGATACAGGTTCAACTATTGTTGTAGACGGACAAAGTCTCAAGAGAAGTGATTGGAAAGTTGCACCCTGTAAGCTCGGAGTGATATTAGAAAGCTACAACCGTCATGTGGGAAGTTGTGGCAAGTGTAAGGAAACCGTTGAGGATTCTCCCGTTAATATCAGGGCGGCAAAAGCTGTTGGGGGAGAACCCAGAACCCCTGCCCAAAGAGAACTTGATGAACAAGCACAAAAAGCAGATGACATCAATTCGATGGCAGAAGTTAAAACCGTCAGGGTCGCAGAAACTTATATGGAAAGGGGAGAAGAATTCTACAGGAACAAGGAGGTTCCCGTAGAGGAAGAAAGTCTGTCAGAAATGATTGACAGATTAGAAACTGCCCTAACCCAGATTCACTCAAATAATTCAGTCAGCGAAAATAAACTGACAGAAATATTTGATGACCTGAAAGAATGGGTCAAAGGTCAGGATAAAATTCAGAAAGAGTTGAAAGAACTCGATGCTGAAATTCAAAGATTGCAGATGCGTAAATCGCAGTTGCAACGTAGTGCATAAATTGCCGCAAGGGGATAGAACTCGCCGTGGTCAGTAGGTCATGTAAAAGCCACGTCAATAAGTCAGCGAAATCTGGTTGACCCTTTATATCTTTTGTTCCCCAAAAATCTCGTGAACTTGCAGAGTGATGTTACAGCGAGTGCGGCATAGGGTGTTTTTGGTGTCCACCCTATGGAACCCTCCCCGATAAGGAATTACCGAAGGGGAGGGAGACACCTATTCATAACAAGCCATATAGGAGGTTTTTCTATGGCTATAAAAATCGGCAGAGATATTACTTCTGCCCAGACGGTCGAGGAGGCATTACGCCTTGCAGAATTAGATTGGACAGTTGAGAAGAATCAGACCTTTGCAAATCGGGCTTTATTCGGAAGTCTGAACTTGGTGCAATCTGAAAAGTTTGTTTCCATCATGAGGTCTGATACAGGCGAGGAATTCGCTCACCCAACTACCCGCTATGAAGTGGTACAGAATTTGGACTCATTTAAGTGGGTTGAAAACCTTACTGCTGAAGGCGCAACTTTCTGGAGGGCTGGTTCATTTCGTGGGGGTCGCAAAACCTTCATGATTGTGAAGTTGCCATTACCGCTCACCCTGTCTCAGGGTGACACTATTGAGAGGGCTGTAATCATTACAAGTTCTCACGATTCTTCATCTGGCATAAAAGCCAACTGGTTACCGTTCCGAATTGAGTGCAGTAATGTTATTGCTGCCGCTATCGCATCTGCCCCAATGGTCTTCAGACATACGGTGGCAGTACGCAATGGAATCTCTCCTGAATTAGCAAGGGAGATGTTATTCAACGCAGATGTGTTTTATGACGCATTTTACAAACGGGCTAATGCCCTCTCTTCTGCTCCATTTACGGACGGAGATATGGAAACGCTGATAGATACTATCTTTCAGACAGAACGTGTCTCAAACAACCGTATAAGGCGGTCTAATGACTTTCTGTATGAATCTCTAATCCAGAACTTCAGGAACGGGAGGGAAACATACGGTTCCACAATGTGGGATGCGTACAACGCAATCTGCGAATATCTCGATTACCAGAGACCCATTGGAAACAGAACTGAAACCTTTGGGGAAAGTGAAGATGGTGAAGTCAGAGATGAGAGGTATTACAATTCGTTGGTATCTGCCAGCAGATATGGTGGGGTGAGAATTAGAAACAACACCATGGAATACCTCTCTGAAAGACTCACCGAATATGAGGGGTACATTCAATCAGGAGTTTAATATGACCAATTGGAAAGTTACCTCTCAGATGGTTTGGAAAACCGCCAAGGAGACCGCTCAGTCCCTTGGCGTTTCCAGACGCAGAGTTTGCCAGCTTGCAGAAGCTGGAAGGTTCGGTCCTAACGCCTACAAAAAATATGACAAGTCTGGAAATTACAACGGGGCATGGATGATTCCTTTTCCTAATGATTACCAGAAACGGTCAGAGGGTCGACCTAGAAAAGATGAGGAGATATTAGTAGAGTTATAAATCCACACCAAAAAAAGGAGGGTAAAGTGGATAAGATAAAAGCACCTCTCATTGTAGAGGAAGTTACAGATGCTGGATGGCAAAGAAAAATTCGAGGGACTTGCGAGGCAATTTCCCCGACATATCCAGTTGGCAACATTTCGTTGTCGAAAGAATTGTATGACGGTCCCATTACCAAGGGGAAACAATATTTCTGTGTTTTTGAAGATACAGGGTTAAAGGACTCTGGAAAGGACGCAGACAAAACTTGGAATTACTGGTGGAAGGTCGCTGAATGGGATGTTGAAGATAGTGGGGATGATATCCCGTGGGGAGCAGAACCATCTGCACCCGCTAAATCAACCCCCTCTTCTCCCGTATTTGACGCAACAGCGGGACAGAGATATACGCAACTAGGGTTGAATGTTAGAACAGCCCTTATGCAAGCAGTCGATATTCTGACAGTCAAGGGTGAATATCTGGGAACAGATAAAGGGCTAGAGGAAGTTGCCGATTCATTATTGGCATATATGAATTCTCGTATCTTTACAGATTCTCCTCTCGCTGTGAATGCACTTGAGGCAGGAGCGGTTCCTGTATCGGTAGAAAAAAAGCCAGATGTTAATGAAGCCTTGTACACGGGAACTGTTACAGAAATCAAATCTTCTGAATGGTTTAGACCCGCAGAAATTGTTAACGGCAAAGAGTTTAAGACAGCGGCAACAACCAATGGCTTTGAACTCGATTGGGTTATGCAGAAATTCCAAGAAATAGGAATCAGCAAATCTGCTGACTTTGTTAATGACGAAAGAGGCTCCTACCTTGACCTTCTTAATCTGCTAATTGATACAGCAGAAAAAGAGAACGTTGCGAAAGGGTTGCAAGACCTAGAGGAGATATAAATGTCAGCACCGCTATATTGCGGTGGTGATGGTTGTTCTCTTCATGATTATTCAACCTCCCCTGCCTTCTGTGAGTTTCAATGGCAACTGACTAAAAAATCAGAACTGTCAGCAACACCACAGAGGACAGGGGAAACCTCTATTGAGAAACTAGCGGAATCAATAGTCCACGCTGTTGAAAAAGTATTAACAGAGCGTGGGATAGGTAATTCCACTACTGATACCGCTTACGGCGGAAATAGAGGAGGAGAGACACCTTCTAAACCGTATCAAAACAAACGGAACGGAGGTATTTCTATATGACACAGTTTGAATCAGCAATTCCCCCACAGAGACCTGAGGTATCTCAATTGGGGGAGATTTATACATTGAAATGGCGTGACAAAGAAATTCAGATGCGGGTTGAAAGATTTGACACAGATACCCGAAAAAATGTCACGGCAGAAATCACAGTTGAAGTTTTGGATACGCCTGTGGGGGAAGGGCATATTGCCAGAGGTCGTCAGGGACTCCTTTCAACCTTTAGAACCCTCATACAAGATTGCGTGGATTTTGGTGGAGAGTTAATTTCCAATGAGGACTGGAGAATTATGTTCAAACAGTTGAGCAATGCAGTCCTCGATAAATACAGAATGGGAGAACCAGCAATCAACCTTTCTCAAATGGGAGAAGTTGGAAAGAAACCATTCATCTTGGAGCCATTCATCTATGAGGGAAACCCCACGGTGATTTACGGCAGAGGTGGAGTGGGGAAATCTCTTTTCTGTTTATACCTCGCAGTCCTCTTACAAACAGGAACATCTCATAACAGGTTATCGGGTAAAAAGATGAATGTACTTTACCTCGATTATGAGGCAGACCCAGATGAGTCAAAGTACAGGTCAAATATGATTGCCCACGGGCTTGAAATAGACCCCGACAGTATTGAGATTCATTACCGACATTGTTCTGTTCCTTTTCGGGAGGAGGCAGACGTTATTCAAAGAATTGTTATGGAGTTAGAAATTGGGTGTGTCGTCATAGACTCAGCAGTTCCCGCAGTTGGCGATGCCATAAGCGGAGAAGCCGTTTCCCAATTCTTCAATTCGGTGCGTTCCCTGTCTACATCAGAGAGGCAAGTGGCATCCCTCATAATTGGGCATACAACTAAGGCTCAAGAGGACAAAAACAGTAGTGGTCCATACGGAGCCGCTCATTGGAGAAATGGTCCAAGAACCGTCTGGCATTTTAAGGCAGACCAGAAACGAGGAGCGGACACGATAGATGTTCAGCTAATCCATGACAAAGTGAATCTGGATAAACTTCTTGCTCCAATCGGATTTCAAATCGAGTGGAGACAGGGAGCAATCCATTTCCTCGACCTTGACGCAAGACGGCATAGTGTCTTTGGAAGACAGCAACATTTAGGAGATAGAATTGAGGTAGCACTAGAGGACAATAGTCATCTAGCAGAAGATGCCCTAGCAACCCTCCTAGATGCCCGTACAGAAGACATACGGACAGAACTCGATAGAGATACAAGATTTATTCAAAACACGCTAGGAGAATGGGAGTTAATGTCAATATAAAAGGAGGGCTGAAATGACTCAGCTAACATTACGGAGCGCATTAGGGAAACCTGTTGCAACTTACGACCCACATTTCCGTGAAATAAAAAAGACGGTTAGCGAGGAAGACCATATGCTGAGAACGCCACCAGCTTGGTCGTATGACACCAGCGTCATAAATACTGTTATTGAATATGAGAGAAGCCATAATAATCCAGCGATGGATGATGTTTGGTTTGTTATCAAAACAACAGATACCAAGAAAACCTATCAAGTTTCATGGAGAGTATTTATTGAGAACTCATTCCGACATAATCGGGCTGGCTCTCAACTTGCTCTAACTCTTAATCATTGGAGTGTCTCAGGAGAGGATTTTGAGCAGTTATCCTTTGACTTGGATGTTTAAGAGAAGGCGATGCGTTATGTGCAAAAAAATGTACGTTGGTCATGGGCATAACGCTGACCCGATTAAAAAAGGCTATTGCTGTAATTCTTGCAATGTTCTTGTACAGCAAAAAAGATTGAAAGACAGTTAGAACATTTGAGGGGACATCTCGTAGACCCAATGCGAGATGTCCCCTCTTTTTTTTTGTCTTTTTTTGGACAGGGGAGAGGATTAACAATTTAGTTTATAAAGGAGGGCTAATCCCGACTCCCCCATCTGAATCTAGGGAGAATCCCACGCCAGAAGGATTTCTCCGATTCATCTATCTTATCCTTTGACGCAGTAAATGCAAATATGTTTCTGCTACAAACCCCGCATACACCCCTGAGTGCTGTTCTATTTGAGCCGTTAGTCATAGACACGACTACTTTCCTTGGAACAAGGACTTCCTGCTCTTTTTTACAGCTAACACAATGGGCAACGGTTTTACTTGTCATTGGTGTCACTTGTTATCACATCTTTGGATAACGCAATGATGCCCGCTCCAGCCACGCCAGCAATCTCTGGCAAGTCTTCATATATTGAGACAATTGCAATAATCCCCAGAATGATAATCGCAGTTAGAACCTGTGGTCTGAGGTGAATTATTTCCCACCATCTTTTCGGCATATCTCACTTCCTCGGATATTTTGGTTTCTTTGGTTTTTTAGGCATTATCTAACTCCTACGGATTAGCAAGTTGAACTGCTGGTTCTGACATTGTGATTTCTACATTGTCAGTCACAGTCCAGTTGGCTCCTGTGACCGTGCCTTTAATTTCAAATTCTTTGGTTGCCAGATTCGTATCGTGACCAATCTCATTCTGTCTGATTTTTAGAACCCCAATATCAAGGTTCTTAAAGGTACAAGTTCCACCCTTTGTAAATACATTGGAAAGCGTCAGAGTACCAATCTGTCCATTAACTCCAGAAGTTCCCGCATCAAGCCAAACTCGGTCATACTGACCTCCTGAAACAGTCATGGCTTCTGCTTGGTGATGCCCGCCTCCTATTGCACGATTTCTGGCATTCCCAGAAGTCTGAACAATTGACTGCCCATCGGAAGCATTGTGTTCCACAACAATCGTGTGAGCATCGACATCCGAAAAGTCCATAGATTTACAGCGGGATTTCTCGATTATAAATGTCCCTATTTCAATGCGTGTTGCATTAAATGCGGGGTCTGAAGATTGCGGATTACCGCTTATCAGAATTGCCTCTGCTTTCCCTGATGGTAATGTAGATGCTTTTTGCCCTGCCGCATCTCCTGTGAAAACCGTACCAACTGACACATTCTCAATTGTTATTTCCCGAACAGGAATTGCTCCAAGATTTATCTGCAAAGTATTGTCGGAATATTCTTTGTCTATCGGTCTGTTATTTGGTGCGTTGTATTCTCCGTAATCCCCACAACTGAAACACTTATCTGCAAAGACTGTCTCATTGACAACCACTCCCGTTCCCGCCGTAGAACCCACCGCTAATAATCCGATTGCCATTTGTGGACTGAATCCCATCATCCTTAAAAAAGAATAGGGACTCATGATGATTTTGAAAGTGGTTTTCCATTTGGCTGATTCATCGTTCAAATAGGTGATTTTTCCGATGAGCCAATCTCTCCATACGGCAATCCGTCTATATGCCCGCAACGGGCTTCTCACAACCCCCATAGGAGCAGACTTAATATTCCTCCACCACGTTCTAAAATTATGAACGTGCAGAGCGAACCCAACCACAATCAGTAGAATAGAAATTCCGACTGTCCACAACATATAGGTGTTAAAGAAAAAAACTGTATTAGATACAAGATTTTCGGTGACGTTCAGCCACGCTCCTGTCCAGAGGATGTTCTCTATACGTATTGGAAGAAATGGGGCAATCCATTTAGTCGGGTCAATGTAAGAAATAAACAATCCAAGAGAACCCGTAACAACAAGTATTGTTGTGCAGATTCCAAGGAGTATTTTCAGAACAATAGTAAGGTCTGGCAGAGGAACTCTCGGCACACTAAAACTGAACTGCGGTAAACGCAGTCTAGGAAACCGAATGTTTCTCATTTCAGCACCATCCTTTTTCGTATAACTTCCACCAGATAAACCCACCTAAAGCCAAAGCAGATGCACCTAACGTCACTCCTACAATTGCAACTCGCTTTGTTTTCATTAACTCATTCTCCAACCGTCTTATTTTTGGTATCTCTAATCTTCTAATGTCATCGACAAAGTTTTTATATCTTTGATTATTTTCATCAACCAATAAT